ATAAGTTCAAGAGGCTTTGCCCGACAATACCAAACTGCTCTTTCAGTGATGCTAACTCTTCTTTATGCTGCGTTTCCTTTTCATCTATAGCATTACGAATCTTTAGGTACACCTTTACTAGCTTGTTAATATCTACTTCGCTATCTAACATTTTAATCTCCTTCTTGTTTTATACCGTAATGAGTATATCACAACCTTTGACAAAGTCAAACACTCTCTGATATTTCTTGACGATATAAATCTATTATCTTCGTATGGTTTGTTATGTTGCCTTGCAGCATCTTGTACAACCTGTTCTCTACTTCACTACCCCGTACATGCACAATAGTCATGGCGTTCTTCTGCCCCGGACGGTTGATTCGCGCATTGGCTTGTAAATAAGTCTCTACGCTAGTTACGGGCGCATACCAGATAACAGTATTAGCCGCAGTTAATGTAAGACCGTGTGATGCAGCTTGAGGTTGTATGATTAGCACATGTGGATCAGGTAACTCTTGGAACTGCTTAATCACTTCACTACGCTTGTTAACTGAAACCTGCCCGTTGATAACCCCGCACGATATTTTGTTCTTCTCAAGAAACTCTCTGAACAACTCTATAGTATGGGTGAACGGAACAAACACCAGCACCTTATGGGATGATTCTTCAATCACCTCTAGGATTACCTGTAGCCTATTAGATACATCAAACTCTATGACTTCTTTATTATCCGAATAGACAGCACCACCAGATATTTGTAGCAGCTTGTTGAGGTTAACAGCGGCGTTAACTGAAGTGACTGATTCGCCATCCGCAGTTAGAGTCATCTGCCTCTTAAGCATGTTGTAGTACTTCTGCTGTTGCGCTGTTAGTGGCGCTTCACGATCAACAAAGGTTACCTCGGGTAGATCGAGACACTGATCCTTCTCAAACCGAATGGCTGGCTGTAGCACCTTGTGCACTACCTCCTGTGCCTGTGGCTTAGGAATCCAGCGATACTGCGAGGCTTTGTACATCACCTGATCTCGGAACTGACCGTAGTACTTAGGGCATACCTCTGGGTTAATCAACTTTGCTATACCGTAAGCATCTAGAGGAGACTGCGCCGCTGGCGTACCTGTTAGCATCCATACCCACTTAGCACTAGCGCATACATCCCTCAGTACCTTCCACCTATTAGTCTGCATATTCTTATAGGCGTTGCACTCATCAACTACAACCAGATCAAACGTGCCGTCATTTATGACTTCATCTTTAACAACAGCTAGGCCATCGAAGTTGATTACTACAAACTGAGCACCAGCAGCGATGATCTTAGCGCGTGTCTTAGAGTCGCCATGAGCAACAGAGCAACTACGGTGCATAGCAAACTTGAACATGTCCACTTGCCAAGCCGACTTCATAATAGACAGGGGGCATAGCACCAGCACACGGCGTATCTCCCCTATGTTTATGAGGTAGTCAGCAGACCAGATAACAGATGCGGTCTTACCCGTACCCTGCTCATTGAAACAAAACGCCTTCTTGTGTAAGGTTAAGAACGAAGATGTTTCCTTCTGGTGAGCAAATGGAGTAAGCCTACCTGTCCACTTGTAGTCACGCTTGATCGTTGAAGGTACGTCCTTAATACGAAGTTTAGCGAGGGCTTGTGCTTCCTCTAGCCCCCAGTGTATTGCCACCTCGTATACATCTTCTTCCTGACTTACTACCTTACTCTTCTTGATACTTTCTGTTATTAGATGGGGTCGTTTTGTCCGAACCAGTAATATTTTATCGTCTATTATTTTCATTTAACTGAGCGATCTGCTTTCCTTTTAAAAGATCTGTTGGCACTGGCGGTTTTTACGCTCAGGTTGGAACTATCATTTGATCCGCCTTTGGACAGCGGCTTAACGTGGTCTACATCTTTACCATCACCCTTACTTACGCTACCGGATTTCTCTAGCTTGCTACGTGCAGTGTTACGCTTAGCACGGTTCTTCTTTTGTTCTTCCGTTCCTTGATACTGTTCGTACTCTTTCTTGTATGGTCTAGGCTTGTTTACGTAAGGCATTATCTTCTCCTTTGATGTTCACAATGATGTACTGGGCAAAACTTACACAGCGGCCCTGATGATGCGTTCCACACTCCTGTTTCTTCGGCAGTAGCAAGACGATCTAGCTCCGGTTCAAATGTGTTGAAGTATGAATCACGAAGCTCAGCGTGGTGCTCCTTGTGTATGAACTCTTTACTTACTACAAACGCTAACGCTGACTTGATCTTCTTAAGCTCGGGGAAGTGGATGAACAGCGCAGCAGCTATAGCATCTAACTGTTTAGTATCTGCATACTTAGCGTTCTTACTGGTCTTGTAGTCTACAGAGAAAGCTATGTCCCCTTTCCTAATCACCAGATCAGCTACACCCCGCCACCATACATCGGCATCAAAGAAACCACAGGGTGCGTATCCAGTGCCTACCTTCTTTACACCTAGCTTAAGTTCACAGTGTTTGTCCCCTGTGATGTTCTTCAGCTTATCTAGTACGTCCTTAACAAACGAGAACTTGGGGGGTATAGCCACATCTGACTTTACGTAGTCCTCAGCAGCTTTATGTAGTTCCTGCCCGTACAACGTAGCATCGCTACCTTTATCTTGTATGTCCTTGAGTATCCGTAAGTGGTAATACTTCTTCGGGCATTGCTCAAATGTTTTGAGACTACTGTAAGACCATGAACTCATTGTCGATACCCTTGGGGTTCTGTAGTACTTGTTATCGTGAAATACGGTTTCCTCTAGTATACCTGTCTTTACAGCTTTCTTTAGTAAAGTAGTAACCTTCCCCCTGCTTACAATAAAATATCTAGCAAGGTGCTTCTGCGAAACCCAGTCTCTTCGTCCAGCTAGGTACAACCTCATCCTTTCGCTTGCAGGATCAACTTCCTTCTTTACTCCCCTCACGCTATCTCTTTATAAAAATGATGTTGCCCACATGTGTGCACCAGTTTCAAATTAGACCAACTCTTAGGCTTGGCTATGTACGTTGCATGGAAGTGGGTAGCCTCGTAAAAGTCTACTGTGTATATAGCCTTCAATGCTGACTCTACTGCTTGCTTCCACGCAGGGGATTCTTTGTTGGGTCTATGCTCAGGTTTCAGTATACCGTTGTGCATCTTCTCAGGAACCCATGAGAATTGGTAAGGTGCTAGTACCGTCTTAGCTACATCCCCATCCTTAGTGCGGTTAAGCACCACATGCGCTACTGCTTGCTGACATACAGCGGGTTCACCTCTTGATTCAAAGTACACTACCAGACTTAACCACAGCAGTAATGTTTCCATGATCCCCTCCTTATCTATTCACTTATCTATTCACTTATCTATTCACTTATCTATTCAGCTCTATTAGCTTATCGAGGTAGTGCCTAGCCTTCTTCAAATCTTCTACACCACCTTTGTTCTTCCACCTACTAACATATTTCACTACGTTACCTTCAAAGTAACCTAGATTGTTATAGGCTATGTAGTCCCAAGGTTGAATGTCCTTATCTTTGTAATGCGTGCCGCTTACTTGATTATCGTTCGCTGCCATTTATCCTCCTAGTAACATTGCAACTAAACCACCCAGTGCCATACCTATAAGTAACACTACGCCTATAACTATAGCGATCATGTACTGATACATATTCATCCTAGTGCTTCTTCTTCGTCTTGCATATACTTACGTACCTCATCGCGTAGTTCATCTAGTTCATTATCCATTTTTATTCATCTCCAGAACAGTACGTATATCTTCAATTTTCCACGCTAGTCTTCCGTTCACTCTAATTGGGCTAATTGGACCGTTCTGCGAACTAGCCCACGACCTCATTGTTTGGGGTCTCCTGTTAAGATAATAAGCCGCTTGGTTAGTAGGAACTGTGGGGCGAGTTACTTGCTCTAGGGGTTGGAATTCTTCACCCCACAAGTTAGGCGAGTCATTGATTTTATTTTCCATTTCCGTACCCCTTTTTAAATTTAATCATAGTGTCTGCTATCTTGTACGCAGTCTCCGCACCCTTCATACGTTGCTCTTCTTCGTCATCGCCCCACTTGTAGCCGTACTTAATAACCAATGCCATCATTGCCATTGCTGCTAGTTCGTCCCTGCTATCATTCATGTGTTCTTCTCCTTGAGTTTAGCTTCAATGGCTTTGAAATTAGCCCACGGGTCATCAAGGTGTTCTATCTGCAGGTCATGCAGCTCTTCATCCGTTAGCCCTACCCATTCACGCTTTGGTTGTATACGCACAGTTCTTGTACCGTCAGCGTGGTACTCAACAACATCCTCAATCTCACTCATGTGTTCTCCTTCCAATGTTCACACTCACAAACATATCTACCTTCATTGTGCGAGGCGTTTCTTAAGAAACCATGCGGCGCGTTGGGGTGTGTGTTGCATTTTGTGTTCTCCTTGTCGAATTTAAGTAAAGCAACAAATGCAGCATCATAAGCAACCCCTGCAACATCCATAGCATCCACAGCAGCACCATAAGCAGCACAAGCATCCCCCACCGCCTGTACTAATTCTTCTCTAGTTTTCATACGCCCCACCCCTCTCTCTTAGCCCTAGCAGCATCCCAACGGTCATCAATAGCTATACAAGAATCATGATAATCAGACCAAGCAGCGTCTATAGCACCAATATCATTCTTAGCAGCATCCAAATCAGCATCCCTAATGGCAGCGCAAGCAATCCTAGCATCAGCCCAAGCAGCTTCATCTGCTTTCTTTTGATCTTCTTCGTTCATACGTTTCTCCAAAGTGAATAAGTCAGGCGGTTATCTATCGAGATTACTGGGTTTCCCGACGCAGAATCCCGCAAGACATTTTCGGCATGTCTGCCTAGCCCAACTTAATCGTTAAGCCCGCATCACGGGCAAATATCTTTATCCTGTCGTTGCACACGTACTGTACAACCCCCCACTGTGTTTTAGTTAGTGCCTCACCAAGTTCCGCATTTACTATTACGTCTAGTGGGAAGATAGCAGTTGCTACGCTTAGTTCACGTTGAGTAAGTCCAGCCGCTAACCGCAATGCCTTCACCTCGTTCATGGGTTCTTCTGTTGCTTCGCCTTGCTCGTAGAGGTACGCCTCCCATTCTTGGTTTTTAGTCATACTATTCACTCCAGAACATGAGTGTCGATCCCTTGTGCTGGACTATATTTAACGTGTGTACTTTAGCCTCACAACATTCGCAGATAAAATTTATTTTTAAACCCTGCCTCCTCGAGCTAGGGTTGTTACTCATATCTTCATCAACAAGCAATTGTTTCCCACGTCTCGCTACTACGTGCAGTCCTGTTTTCTGATCTTCCTCTCTGTCAAAGATCTCTACACTTGTCTGGTGTAAATTATTACAGCCATTAAAGCCATGTAGCGTCTTGTAGAAATTCAGACCTATCTTCACCACTGATGTATCTTCCCTATATGTGCTCATAACGCCCTCACTATATCTACCAAATAGATTGCGCCAAGCAGGGCTAGTAGTGCCACGACTGTACCCCCCAGTGCAAGTATGTACATTAATGTTTCATTGTGTTCACTACTATTGCCCCACTTTCGCATTTTTACGCTCCTTAATTTGTATCATGGCTTCTCTCCTTAACTTTACGCACTTGGCACAACGGAACTTACCCTTAGTAGTTACGCCACCTTCTATTAGCCTATGCACTAAGCAGTTGTTGCACCGCTTCCATAGATCAGGATTCGTTAGCACTGGGTACATGGTGAATATCATACTGTCCT